CCTTTACTGGTACGGTTACCATCTCTGAAGTTGAATTCTTGAAACTGAAGGGTGGCGACGTTGTTGTTACTGGTTTCTCTGCTGACAATACTCTTGGCGGCGCAAGTTCTAGCAACTCCATTCTACCTACTCAAAAGGCAGTTAAGGACTATATCACTAACAACCTTGGTCCTTACATCAACAAACCATATTCTACGAACGCTGTTCCTAGAGCACTAGTTGAACTAACTGATAGTGGTAAGATTTCTGTTGACCAGATCCCTGCTCTAAGACCATTTGAAGTCTACACTGTTGCAAACCAAACCGAGAGACTACAAATTGAAGGTGCTCTCGCAGGTGACATTGCTATCCAACAGGATACATCTACATCATTCATTCTAAACAACGATCTAGACAGTCAGTTCTTAGCGTTCAACCCAGACCCAAGTATTCAGTTTACTATTGGTGACATCTTTACTGGTAGTCTATCGAATGGTCGTCTGCAAGCAACTGAATACAGACAAGGTGTTGTCTATCAGTTGAACATTACTGACGGTGGTTCTGGATATACATCTCCTCCAACTGTTACTCTTTCTGGTACATTACAATTTGGTGGTGTAGAAGCAAGAGCAGAAACAACTATTGCTAATGGTGAGGTTGTTACACTTACACTTATTGTTTACAACGGATTTAAGGGAGGTAAAGGTTATACTTCTGCTCCTACTGTTACCATTGCTGCTCCTCAAGGTGCAGGAACACAAGCACAAGGTAATGCTCTGATTGAGAGCAGATTGTATGGAGACATTGTAAACCTAATTGCAATTGCAGATACCGATACTATTGAAAGTAGCGATACTCCTGCAGTAACAGTTAATCTAACAAGAGTTGTTAACACTTCTTCTGGTGATAACAACAACTGGGTATCTCTATCATCTAACCAGATTGCTGCAACAGACATCACATCTGGTGTTATTGAAACTGATAGATTGGCATCTGGTGGTGCTGCAAACTCCTTCACATTCTTACGTGGTGACCAAAACTTTGCCCTAGCAGTTCAGTCACTCAAGGGTGCAGAGACTAGATACTTCGACAAACTGTACAGTACAGCAGCATCTGGATCTAATCAACTTATCTTCCAGACTAATGCTGATGTTCTTATTGGACATGAAGTTAAAGCAACTGTTGCTGGTATTCAGGCAAACACAAATATCACTGGTGTTATTACTGCTGCTGGACTAACAACAATTTCGTTGAACAATCCACTTACTCAGACCATCACTGCAAACACAATTATTGAGTTTGAGCGTGGTGGATCTCCAATGGTCTTTGAATCTACTTACACTCAAGGTAACTTTGTTGATGATGTTATCGTCCAAACTGGTGGATCTGGATTTACCAACGGACAATACTTTGACGTTGAGTTGTTAGGTGGTGCTGGTACAGGACTAAAAGCAAATATTGACGTTGTTGGAAATGCCGTAACTAATGTTGTTGTAACTGATGGCGGTACTGGATATACCAATGACTTTAATGTCACAAATCCACCAACAGAAATTGGTAGTGGTTCTGGTCTAGTTCTAGCAGTTAAGACTTCTACTGTTAACAGACAGTATGCAAACGTATCTCTTGACATTCAGAGAGTAACAGATCTAACAATCTCTGCTGACTTGTATGGAACAATTGGTGTTGTTAGACTGAAGAAAAATCAGTTCAACATCGGTACAGCAGGTAATGGTTCTGTAGAAATTAAGACTGGACCTGGATCAGGTCTAGATGCTGACCTTCTCGATACTAAACAAGGTTCTTTCTATCTAAACTCTAGCAACCAGAATGCTGGTACGCTACCAACCGATAGACTTTCTGGAACATATGATATCAGTGTTTCTGGTTCTTCTGGTAATACTATCAGACTTGCAACTGGTACAAACAACCCAACCTCTAACCCAACTCCTAACAACTTTGTTGAGGGTCTAGTTGCTAACACTATCAACAATACCGCTGACGGTCTATTTGATGGTGGAACTCAACACCTTGTTCTAACAATTAGAAACAAAGGTCAAGGTCTAACCGCTGAAGGTGGTGTCAGACAGATGGCATTCACTGATAATGATAACATCTACTTACGTGGTTCTGGAACTGGTGTTACTGCATTCGGTTCTTGGGCGAAGATGTGGACATCTCTAAATGATGGTCCTGGATCTACCATGGACGCTGACAGACTTGATAACAAGCAAGGTGAATGGTATCAGAATGCACTGAATATTAACTACGGTACTCTATCCGACAATAGACTACCAACGTTTATCAGTGCTACTAAAGTTAGAGATACACTAACGGTTCAATCTTTCAACGGTGATCCTAAGTATAGAGTTTATATTTCGGGTCAAATCCTGAACACATCCCCATTTGTACCAGGCAACAATGTAAACCTGTACAATGCTCAGGCACAGGGAACAGGAACTATTGCTATCGATAATATCGTTGTTAATGATGATCCATCTGATAACTTCAATGATTTCACAATTATCATTGGTAGACTAACAACAGGTAACTTTACTGGTGCTGTAAACATTGGTACTACAGCAGTTAACGTTGCTTTCCAAGACTTTGCTATTGAAGACGACAACATCGTAGAAGTAGCGAAACTTGAAAGTGATGGTGGTACTGCTAACCTTAGACTTGGTAGAGCAGACAATATTGCAACATCTCCTGCAGTTTACTTTACTAGTGCATCACAAGCTCCTACTGGATACAATGCAGCAATTATCGCTACTGGTGGTAACTCTACTGATGGATCTGGTACTCTAAATGCTCTCGTAGCAAACGCTGATGGTTTCAATGTTAATGGTAACGTAATCTGGAACGCTGGTAACATTCAATTCCAGTCAGCAAATATTCCAAACACCGCAGTCAAGCGTGATGCTAATGGTGACTTTGCCGCTAGAGTAATTACTCTAGACACTGCTAATGGTGGTGAGATTATTGGTTCTGCTTCTCTCAACGTATTGAAAGCAGGCGATACCATGACTGGTAACCTGACTATCTCTGGAGGTAACTTCTCGGTATCAGGAACAGGTACATTCCAAAGCACTGTTTCTATCACAAATGATCTTGCAGTTGATACTGACACATTGTTCGTCGATGTATCCACTGATCGTGTTGGTATCAATGCTGGTGTAAACCCAGTCGCTCCTCTAGATGTTAGAGGCGATGGCGGTATTATGATCCGCACTTTATCTAATGCTCCTTCTACTGGTGCAAGAATTAGATTTAGTGATAACATTGGCAGCTATGCTCAGCAAGGTACTATCAGATATAATCATTCCGATAGTCAATCACTATCTTCTAATTACGGTGAGAGTTTCACTGTCGAAGGTACAGAGACAGAACTGCAGTTCCGTGTTATTGGTGATATTCATGCATCTAGAAAGATGGGTGTCAACCTTAGCCGTGAACCAGATTACACTCTTGAGGTAAATGGTAGTGGTTTCTTCCAGACTGGTATTACTATTGATAGTGACAATGACAACTCTGGTGCTCCAATTTACTTCCGTGGTTCCTCTAGTCAGAGAAACTTCAGAATTGGTAACCAGATCGGACACAGCAACGCATTTGAGATTACCGCATCTACCAACAATGGTGGAACATCCTGGAACGGAACTCCTGGATTACTAGTTAAGGGTGACAACAGAGTTTCGATTAACACTTCTTCGACTTCTGGAACTGATCCATCTAACAACGTTAACAGAAATTACTTCCTGAATGTTCAGGGTGACATGAACTTGAATGGTCAATTCTTCCAGAATAACGAAGAGTTCGTTACTTCTAGATGGACAGAGGCATCTAACCAGTTAGATATCTACAGACTATCTAAGGTTGGTATTAACCAAGCAGATCCTCAGTATACACTCGAAGTCAACGGCGACATCAATGTCAAAGGAAAACTTAGAGCAAATGGTGCTGAGCAATGGTTGGATACTTATGGAATTATTAAGAGTAATCCTAATGTTCTTGATGAGGACATCACAGTTCCAGCAAACACAAACGCATTTGCTTGTGGTGATCTAACTATTGCGAATGGTAGAACAGTCACTATTGGATCTACCAGCACATTTGTAATCATCTAAATATATAAAGGAAAAACCCCCCTGCAAACAAGGATAAGACATGGCTTCTAAAATTAGAGTTGATAATATTACCAACTTAGCTGGCAGTGGTACGCTAGACGTTGAAGTTGGTATTGACATCAGTGGTGATATTAACTTCACTGGTTCTTTGCTGAGAAACGGACAACCGTTCGCTTCTCTGCCTGAACAAGATCCTACTACCAGTGGTGCATTCCTAATGTCCAATGGTACGAGTGCTTATTGGGCAACTCCTACTACATTTGGTAATCCTGGTTTTAGTAGCACTCAATTACCTGCAGGCAACGCAGACACAGGTGGTATCAACCTACAGAACCCAGTTGTCCAGTCCAGTGGTTATTATCCTTTCACTGGTCAGGGATCTTGGTATGATAATAGCGGAAACATTTACAACTTGACAATTGGATCTGAGTTTAAATATAGAAGCATTTTTACTCATGGTTTCTTGTCTGGTGGATATCGTGGTGCTAATCCTTGGAGAACAGTTAACCAAACATTCCATGCTACAGACGTTACCATCTGTCGTGGTGACCAACTAGACCGAGCAGCAGCATACGTTGACGGTAACTTTGGTGACTACAATGGTTACATCTATGGTGGTGCTAACGGATGGTCTCCAAACGGACCACACACCTCATCCATTAATCTTCACACTGGTACAGGTAGAACTGCTGGTTCTTCTCCTGACTACAACCACACTGATAACTACGGTACTACACCAGATAGCATCGGTGCATCTTGGGACCTTTATGGATCACAAAATGATGGTGGTGCTACCTCTGGTCAAACTGTGCAGAGAGGATACATCACTGGTGGTGGTGACCTAGGTTCTCAGTCTTGGAACAGAATGAACTTCCACTCTGAACTTATTTCAAGAGTTGGTGGTGGACATAGTTCTGACTACTGTTCTAAAACAGAAGGTGAACTCAGAGGTTATTCTTATTCTGATACAAGTAATTCTAGATATATTGAATTCGCATCTGAATCTACTGGTAACTGGTCTACATCTAACATCACGGGTGATGGATGGAAGAAGTCTCTATCTACAAAGTGGAACATTGGTTACCACGGAAATGGTAACAACGTAACCCAATCGTGGATGAAGTTTACTCATAACACTGGATCTAGAATTTCTAATTTCAACCAGAATGATGTTTCTTCTGGTGAAGAGAATATGCAGATGGGTCAGGATTGGGGTTATATGCTAGGTAACTACTCTGGTGGTGGTGGATCTGGTAACGCTCGCCAGAACAACAGAACATTCAAATTGTTCCATGCTACAGATAGCATGACTATGCTAGGATTTAAGACCGAACCAAAAGGACACCAAGGACAATCTTCTGGTGCTTGCCATACTGGAGCATTCACTGTAACAGCAACTAGATATCAGTAATGAAGAAATCAAACTTTATCGAACAAAAAGAATTTGAGGTTCAATGGACCCAAAGAGTGCCCTCTCATATGATTATAGAGGACAGTGAGTTTCTTCGTCCAAAGTATGAACCACAACATCCTCTAGAACTAGAGACTAGTAAATTCATTAAAGACAAACAGAACCTGAAAAAAGGTGATGTTTTGATGGGAGTTTGTGAGGAAGATTTGCGTGCTATGGATATCCCAGCACATGAAACAACTTACTCCAACGTGTTTAACTTCTTCAGCATTGCTGTTGTAAGAATGAAGAGAGATGTATTTGAAACTCTCAAGTCTAGTCTAAAAAGATTTATTGAATTTGATGAGCAAGAACTTCATGATGGTATCAACTATCAAGGTGAAGTTAGAGCATACTCTAAAGATTACCAAGGTGAGATGCAAGAGGATGGTACAATTAGTTACAGAAAAGTAAAAAGTCCTCTAACACAAAAGAAACTAGATAACGCAGTTTCTTTCATGAGAAAGATGGCGATCTTGGTTATTGAAAGAGAATTTGAACTTCGTTTCAAAAACTTCAAAAATTGCCATGATGTAGAACAAGAATCTTGGGCGTACCAAGTTCCAGAAGCAAGAGATCTTCTAAGAAATCCAGAAGCAAAAACACCTTTCCTTGATATGCTTGCCATCACGAGGGGTATTGATAAGACGGTTCTTGCGAAAAAGATCATTAAGAACCATGATAAATATGTTGTGGAGTACGCTGCTCTACTTGGCAAATATCACGCAATTAGATATCAGCTTAAAAACTGTGATAACATGTGGGATATGAATATACTATATGAGGATTATCTCAATATCGGTATGCCACTTGTCCAGGCGAAAAAACTAGGACGAATTGACGATAACAATGACAGATTGAATGGAGAACTCATTTATGGAACCTTCGGATTCTGAACTAAAACCCGTAGAACCATCAGCATCTAGTAGTAATACTCTTGCAAAACGAGAAGATTTAAGTCTGATTACTAAGGCGGATGCCACAGACGAACAAATCATTGACGCTGCGATTAATTTGCAGATGGGTCAAACTCGTTATCAGAACAATACTTTTGTCGTGGGATCACAGATCACGCCATACAAGAAAGTTCAGCAAGCGTTACTAGAACTAGAAACTAGAAACCACGGTTTCAAAGAATTAAAATACAAACAAAAACTCTGTATCAATAACAGAAAAGTTATTGAAAGATCTCTAAAGATTGAAAGGGAGAGAAAGGAACCTGACGAACTAGAAATCGAAAGGTTGGAAATTGAATTAGATAAGGCAAACTATGATTGCAGTATCTACGAAAGAAAGCACATTACATATGATAGAGAAATTCGCGAGTTCTGTGACATGGTTCGCGAACATATGGAAGACGAAAAGTCGATTGAGCACTATCGTGTAACTAACGAGGAAGAAGATCGTAAGTATTGGATTACTCGTATGGCAAAACAAGCGGCAGTCGATGTACATGCCATCGGTCGTCTCGGTAGTGGCAACCTAGATTCTATTATGAATATGCCACAAGCAGATCAATTGGCAGCTATCAAAGGTGCAGTAGAACATGCTACACTATTGACTGCTGGCGTTGAACGTATGCAACAACAATTGCTTCCAGAAGTCAGACAGATTATGGAGCAAGAGTATGATAAACTAGATATGCCTAAACTCTTAGGTTTGGGTATGAGTAATGAACCTATGATGCTTCCTGATGAGGTGACTAAACAAAATGAGCAAGAAACCAAAAAACCAAACAAAATCCGTATTCAGTCTTCCCGTAAATCCGAAGCTTGATAAGGTATTTACAGATTCTGTAGTTATCCCTTGGTTGACAAGATATAAAGATTATATCAAGGACTTGTATTTTACTTGCAGGATGCCACCTTTCGAGCAGGATGCCATGGGTGATATCTTTGCTGGTGATACAAGGCAACTTGTATATAATGCAATGGTGATCTCTAGAGAAACAGAGATCCCTTTGTCTGCCACTTTCAATAACATCTACATTAGACCAGATCAAGAAGGTCTAGATTTGTTTGCACACAATTTTAAAGTTCTGTATGAAAGTGGAATTAGGATTGCAACCATTCCTCACACAAGTTGGGTAGCTACTGGTATTCTGCAAGATAGATTTCCAGATCTAAAGATCAAGAATACTATCCTTAGAAATGTCACTAAAGCAAATGAGATTGTATCTCTTGCTAAAGCAGGTTTCCATTACATTAATCTTGATAGAGATTTGATGAGAGATCGTGATGCTCTACTGAGGATCAAAGATGCAAAAGAATATTGTGCTTCTATTGGTAAACCAGTAGAACTATCTTTGCTTGTCAATGAAGGATGTTGGGGTGGTTGCTCTATGATGGATGAGCACTACCATTTCAATA